GGCGGGACAACAACTGGTGTGGAGGTTTGCACGGGCGACACAACCGAATGCGCCGAACATGATGAAAGCACAGTCACGACAACAACCGAAACAACAGAGGCAAGTTAATGCGACCCTCGGCTGAAAATGATTGGTCACCGCCACCCGATCTAGTTGATTCTGGTATTTCGATGTCCACAGAAATATCCGAAATTGCTACAGCCTTGAACAGTGCGCTTTCCGACATCACCGACGCACCAAAGACGGCGACAGCATTCAAGTATAAATATGCTCCACTCGACGTGGTCATGCCGATTGTTCGCTCGGCTTGCCAAAAGCACGGACTTTTCTTATTGCAGTCACCGTGGTCACCAGAACGAGGAGCGCTTGGGGTAACCACACTGCTTACGCACAAGAGTGGGCAGTGGATTCAGACCCAATACGCTATTCCCTTCACGCCTGATGGACAGAACGTCTTCCATCAAGTTGGCACCTCGACAACGTACCTTAGACGGTATGCCGTGATGGCCTTGATGATGCAGTCAGCCGAGGATGATGACGCTGTATCAACCGAAAAGAGGAAGCCCGACCCCAAAAAATATACCCCACCTACGGGGGGTGCAAAAAACATCATCCGAAAATTAACTAAGGTTGCGAAGGATGCAGGCAGAGAGCATCTCGATACTGCCTACCTCGCCCTTTCAGAGGATGAGAAAAAAATGCTTACAGCCGCAGACAAGGCATCACTAAAGGAGATCGCCAGTGCCACACATTAATGTGGCGCAAGGGACGCCGGAATGGCACGAAGCGCGAAAAGGCATTCTCACCGCATCCAACGTGGCATCTGCCGCCGGACTAAAGGGGGCTTACGATTCAAGGACGGCCCTATGGAAGAGCCTCAATGGGTTGGTGGTGAAAGAAGTAACTGCACCGATGATGTACGGAACAGAGCATGAAGAGAACGCACGACATGACGGGGAAATTGCAATTGGTCGCCTTTCTTGGCCTGTTGGTATTTTTGTGCATCCTGAGTTTGATTGGTTGGGTGCTAGTCCTGACGGCCTTCTGGGTAAGACTGCTCTTCACGAAATTAAATGTCGTCCAGAGAATCCCTATAAGGATGTGCCATCTCATCATATGGCGCAAGTTCAAATCCAACTTGCCTGTGCCGGGTATCCAGAGTGCTACTACCAGTCATGGACGCCAGACGAACACCGAATCTGGCTCATCAAAATCAACCAAGACTACGTCAACTGGCTCTTCCCATTTCTCACAGAATTCTGGGGATATGTAACAACGCACGAGGAGCCGCCAAGACTATCGCGGAAACGATCTTACACAGAACCACTTCCATACGAATTAATCTACGAGGGCAAAACCTATGGCGTATGACAAACCTTTTGAGCATAACCCCAACCGGGGCAGTCTCATCTACAATAAAAACAAGAAGACTGACTCAGATGCCAGTTGGTGGGGGTCAGCGAAACTTGACCTTAATGCGTTGGGTATTGGCTCTGGTCAGCACGATGTTAAGTTATCTATATGGGTGGATCAAACCAAATCTGGGGATAAGAAGTTGAACATTGGTTTCCGCTCATCCGAACCTAAAGAGGCACAACCAAGCGCTCCTCAAGATGACGATGACGATATCCCTTGGTGAACAGGCGATTGAGCAACGTGTGAAAAGGGTGCGCTCAATCATACGGGAGCAGGGTGACGTGTTTTTATTCTTCTTCCCAAATCGCGGGTTCATCACAGTGCTCGACACCCTTCCCGTGTCTGGCCATAAGTTCTTCAAAGGAACCCCCTTGTTGCCAGAGCCAATGCTTGAGGCTTTCCCGATGTCATTTGTTGGGCGATACGACAGGAATGTCTTGGCGCGTTGGTTGTTTAGCGATATGCATGGCGCAATCTCTTCCTGTGCGTCCTAAATATGAAACGCCCGAACAAAAGAGGCGAGAGAACGCCGTTATGCGGCGCATTGCCCACTCCTCGCGCATCCCTTTTCTGGCTTACGAGAGGATCGAAGCCATTGCGTATGGAGTGGATTTTTTTTGCACCACTGAACGAGGCGTTTGTGTTACTGAGGTTAAATGTAGAAAGAAGAAGTACCCATCATGGCTCGTTGCCATGCATAAAGTGCACCACGCCTTCAAGTGGGAGCAATCGAGAGTGCCCTGCTATCTTGTCGTCCATTGGGAAGAGGATGACAGCATCTACATCGCACGACCCGCAGGGGGAGATAACCCTACACCCTATTCAGTAGAGTGGAATGGGCGCACTAAGGCTACTCGCGGCGACCCTGCCGACATGGAGCCACACGCCAAATTCTTACTACACAACTTGAGACATTTTCAATGACGCCAGACATCCACTCACCAACCTTTGAAATGCTAACAACAGCGCAGGCGCAAGTATTTCTAAATGTGAATAGATATACATTTGAAAAACATGTGCGGCCCAACGTCCCCAGAATTATCCTTGGAAGGAAGCACTTCTATACACGGGTTGATCTGGAGGATTGGTTGAAGCAAATGAAAAAATTATGAGCGGCTTATACCTTAGAGGGGAAACGTGGCATTTCCGTAAGCGCATCAGCGTTCCAGAACGCTTTGCAATTAATCCACTGAGAGCGCATATAGACCTCAGTGGAACCACTAGGATGAAAGATAAGGAGAGCGCCGAGAGAATCTTACGTTTGGCTATTCAGCAGGCAGAGGATGAACTCATGTATGGCAAACGAAAAGATTGGCTTTTTAGTGACGCCGTCCCGAAGTATCTCAAGACGAGAAAGAACGGCAAGAGTATGGACGAAGGCATCCGTTACACAGAGGTGCTAACCCAATACTTAGGGGATATCCCGCTGAAATTTATTAATCAGGACACTGCCGAGGTTCAACAACTCATTGATGATCACAAGGCGCGTGGGAATAAGAACGCAACAATTAACCACCACTTGAAGGTGCTTAGAAACGTCCTCAATTCAGCGCATAAGAAATGGAAAGATGGGGATATACCTTGGATTGAATCACCGGGATTCATTGGGCTATTGCCCACTGATGATGAAGCGCCTGCCCACGTCCTGAGTCTAGGGCAAGAGCGTGAACTGTTCGTAAGATTACCCCACGACCTAGCCTTGGCGACAACATTGGCTCTTCACACAGGTCTCAGGGACGCATCCCTTTGCGCGTTAAAGTGGGTACACGCCACAGAAATACCAGAGTTGAATTCAATTGTATTCGACTTACCTAAAGGACATCCCGGCTTGGGTAAAAGCGGCCAAGCGCACAGAGTTGTCATTAACTCTCGCGCTAAAGAGGTGATTAACGAACTGCGACAACGCGAGGGTGAATATGTCATCACGTACAAGCATGGCTATTCATTCAAACCATACGGTACGCTGAATACCTCCTCATGGAAGAAAGCGGTTAAAGAAATTGGGTTAGGTGATTGCCGTGGCGAAGGGAACCACTTCCGCATCCACGATCTACGCCACACCTTCGGCACCCGTCTACGGGCGCAAGGCATTGGGCTAGAGGACAGGAAGGATTTGCTTGGACATAAGAGGGGCAAGGAAGATGACATCACAACGCACTACTCTGGTGCGGAGACAGGCCACCTTATCCAGTGTGCTGAGGAGTTGGTGAAGTGGTACGACAGAACGGCTCCAAGCGTGTATGTAAAGACTGCCTCAGTGACGCGCCTTAGAAGTTATTAAACCCTCTTCCGGTGGGTCTTCTTCTTGTAACCGTTGGCGTATGCCGCCGCCGCCTGTTTCTGGGCCTGCATCTTTGATGGGTACGTCTTCCCCCGATTCCCCCATTTGTAGCCCCCGCTGACTTTCCTCACTGGCATCTTTGATCCCCATAATTGCTTCCCAGTCAACTGCTTCTATCAACTCACTGGTGTTGTCCTTAACCTCGACCTCTGTCTCGCTTTTGGATGGGATTAAGGCCGTGGCGATACGCACATAGGTGCTTGGGTCTCTCTCCCGCACCTCGGCAATCACAGCCTCTCCATGCAGTTCAAAGTCCATCAGCATGGCATCAACAAAGGCGTTTGAGAATTTGTTGCGAGAACCTAGCCGCCGCCCTGCTCGATTGATTCTTGGGTCATTCTTTACGAATGGCTTACCAACTGGAATTTTCTTTTCGCTCATAGATATATATCTTCCGGTAGATGCGCCTTCACTTCTTCCCTTAATACCCATAACTCCTCTGGGGCATCGCTGAACATCCCGTCTTGACTCATTCGGTGGAAGCATACGGCTAATTTAGAGCGAAGAGTTTTCGCTGACAGTAGGCTTCTATGGAGTTGGGGGTGGGTCATTCTCTGAGGGACGGGTAAACGCATAGGATGCACTCTCTGGATATATGTTTTTGGGTTTGAGTTTTCGTAAAACTCGGCTTCGTTATCCATAGTTCCGTTCAAGCCACCTCATGGTGATGTGTTCCAATCGATCATAGTAGCCATGCCCATCTACATCGTGGAGTAGGCAAACACCTCTCCACCAATGCATGACTGTACCTTGGCACCAGTCTTCGACATAGTCTGGATGGACGTAGCACCCGGCAGATAAACCGAAAATGCGCTGTCCTGTAGCGGTAACCCGCTCTGCATGATCGAAGACGTGTGAATGACCTTGAACACAACTACTGTGGAGTTTGGTACAGAGGGCGCGTCCGATGTTCTCCCCCGATATTGGTCTACCACTCACTCCCGTCGCAAAATAATGAACGTAACTTATTCCATCGATTGTTATGGGAACGCGAAAGGGGATAACTTCATCAAAGTATTTCTCGTAATTAAGTATTGAGAGGTCTAGCCACTCGTGTAGTTGGGGGTTACTCTCGCAATGCCGAGTAATACGATGTTCGTGATTCCCCTGCGTAAGTATTTTACGGGGGAGATACTGCTTATCTTTAGACTTTTTGCGCCGTGCATTCCATTTGTTGACTGGCCCCCATAATCTTTCAAGCGCGTCATGGGTTACAGCAACGTCTTCCTTTAATCTACGGCCCTCAAAGGAAAGACCTTCTCCGTGTTGACTAAGGCTAGGTAAGTCAGAGAGATCACCAAGGCAAACAATGTAATCAATAGATTTCTTTCTATCCAAGATGAATCGACCAAGCCAGTCGAATCGATCATTGTCATATTGGTAGTGCGCGTGAGGGTCAGGTATTATTAGTGCTGTTGCCAAGTGTGTACCCCGGCGGCATTTTATTTAGCAGTGTTTCTGTGCTAATAATCATACCCTTTGGTATCCTAGATATTCCAGACCAAGTGTCTGTCTCAGGCAAGTACGAATTGGCTAAAACCATAAAATCTGTTTTACGTTTCGGCCTTTCAACGAGGTAACCCACCGTGTAGATGACCCAAGCGGGATCGCGCTTGTATTCCTGCCATCCACTATTCTCGTCAGCATCAATCCATGCAACCCGCACAAGCCTGAGCAGACGTTTTCTCTTGTCATGGGGCTGCATCAGATTGCTTCTCTGCACCAACCGAAGTAGAGAGGGAATACGATGCCCCCCCGACCTCTAGTGAGGTGTAGTAGGCGCAACCACTCAGACTAATTAACGTCGCCAGAAATATTGCTAGTTTCATTTTTTAGACCTTCTTTGAGTCTTTCTTCGGAATTTCGGAGTTGGCATCACAATGCCCAACACTAGTGGGATCAAAATGAACAGCCCCACTATCCAACCCCCCACTTCCAGAGCCTTAGCGAGAAGAGGCCAGAAGCCATCAACGACTTCCTTCTTCTTTTTTATATTAAGGATAGGGTCAAGAATTAACTCTCCAACCGCGTCCCCAACCATAGCCCCGCCAACCGCTCCTACCGGGCCTGCCACTGCCGCGCCAATAGCCGCCGTCGCGCCAGTGGTTCCAACCTTTGTCATCGTACCGCAACCACCTAGTAGAATTACACAAAGTATGGGACACAATTTAGCAACCAATAGCCTCATAATTTATGCACGCTTCGCTAAAATCAACTTATCCATCTTCCCTTCAAGCCTTGAAATTGATTCCATGATTTGAGAGAAGTCCTCTTTGTTTCTTGTCTCGGCCCTATTCAGCCTATCTCGCAGTTGCCCAATCTCTAGTGACTGGACTGCATCAGACTCTCTTAGGTCGAAAATAAAACTGAACCCACCAACCAGAAGAGCGACAGTCATTAAAAGATGGGTAAAGTTTATTTTTGATTCGGTGGTTTTCTCCATATCAGACGGAACCCTTTTGGTAAGTTGTTGTGAACGCCTTGTAGTAGTCGGGGTCATCCCTCGCCACTTCCTTTTCGCTACCGAGGCCATATCTCCATGCCTTAATAAACCTGTCTGGATCACCACCAGATTGATCCCAAACCAAGTTCAGCAACTTGCTTCCAACAGATCGATAAAGGTGGCGATCCTCAAGAGAGGTTAAATCGCCCTCGCCCCCATAGTCGTACTTCTCGCTATATCCTTCCTTGTCTGGTTCCTTCCCAAACTTTAGAAACTTGTCGGCTTGGTCAATGAATCGATCAACGTAGTCCTCTTCCTTTTCGGTAAGGTTAAGTTGATCTAGGGCGCTCACCATTAAATCTCTGGTGATTTGAAGTGGGCCATAGGCTGACGATCCCTCGGGTGGTGCAAATCGAGTCCTTATGAAGGGTGCCTTTTGATCCCGCCTACTTCTAAACTCAGCGCTAAATACAGCGTCATACAACCCCGGACTTGTCTGCTCTACTATTTCTGTAGGAACTTCCGGTGGAACATCCATCACGACCTTCCCCATACGCGCCTCTGCCATCCTTATTTACCAAACACTTTTGTTGGGTAGTTACCATGTTCAGCGGGGGTGTCCTCATCAAACTGTGCCGACCTAAACAAAATCAAATCCTTAACGCCATCGACCTTGTGTTGATTAATGTCATCAATACGCCGCCTCTTTGTTTCCGATGACATATCGGGGTCGCCTTCAATGTCGCGCATAATCTTATTAAGAGCAGCATAACGAAGGCGCACATCGTTGTACCGCTTCCACCAACGTAGAGTGTCACCCTTCTCTGCAACCAACTGGGTCATCTTATCTACTTGGCCTTCTCTCTTGTAAGCGTCATAAGCAGACTTCAGTTTCTGTATCTCGTTCATCTGCTCATAGAAGAGCGTCATGTACTTACTACTGCCTCGCGGGTTTTGGTGCACGAATGTTCCGAAAGGCAACCACCCCCGCAAGTCAGAAATACGCAATGAAGACGCTTGCGGCTTATCTTCCGCTAGTGGGTTAAATCGTGGGTCTGTTAGGATGTCAAATGAACCCGTAATAGTTGCGCCCAACCAACCGAAGTAACCTTTTATAAGGTGATCCACTTGTACCGGAGACAGGTGTGTATCTGTATCTTTTCGCCCCAAGGCATCAAGCAACTCGCCGTGCGCCCACGATGCTTTCTTTGCAAACTCTGTGGTGTAAGCCCTTACACGCAAATCCTTCGGTGTAATCCCAATCACCCAACTGATATTTTCAATAGGTCGTCCAGTGAACGCATCTATATTCTCAGCCACTTCCAACATGGGCTTAAACATCTGCGGCCTATGATCGAAGGCTAACTGGTCGAGTATCATTTCACCGATCCGTTGCCATGTGTATTTAGATATCCATCCAAAGCCGCCACCCGTACCACCACCAAACTTCCCTTCATTCATATCTCGCATGAAGTTCTCGGTGATGCGCTCTCCCATAGAGGCTATTGCACCTATTTCAAATGGCTTCGGAAGCAAAAAGAAATCTTTCGTGCCGGGAATCTTCAAAGGCCAGTAAGTATTCTTCTCCCACTCTTCTAGGTTTTCGTAATCCTCATCGTCCTCGTATGACATCCTCAGTAGGATGCTTGCCAAGGTTAGCCCTCCGACCACAGAAACAAGCCTTGCTCGTGATCCCTTCTCTGTTGATCGCGCTAACTTATCGAGACCCTGTAAACGTGCATTTAGGAAGGGGATCATTGCGATGATCCATTGAGTAGCCACCCAACGACCATGCGAGGAAAAGTTCAACAGGTCGCGAGATTCAAAACTTGCCTGCATATGTCCAACATCTTCAACCCTTTGCATATAGAGTGAGGCACGGTTGGCATTCTCCATACGGTTTCCCATATCTTGATACCAACCGAAGAATTTGTTACTGAACTTTCTGAGCGCAACAGATGTGTGGAGGAGCCGACCCTCACCATGCATATCCAACATACGACGCATAGCCTGTGGATCATCATTGGCGAATCCAAACTGGAAGGTTGCCCCACCCATCATCATTTGATGAGTAACGAGGTTGTCGTTGACTAGGGCAGAATAACCCTTGGTAGAGTTCCCAAAGAAGTTGTAATCCAGTTTGCCGACAGCAATAGCGTGAACGCTATCTCTGATCAGGTTGCGAATCTTGAAAGCAGGCGATGCTGTAACACCAATCGTCATCCATCTCTTGAAGGTTGCAAACGCCCGTAAGAATCCACTCTCAACACCGCCCCATGCCATATGCGCCATAGCATTGAATACAAGCGGGTCAGTGACCTCGTACCAAACCTTCTCTCCCTTCTCTAACGTATATACAAAGTTGGAGAACTTATCGCTCTTCGAGTGCTTCTTCCCGAACTGTAGTTGAGCCACTGCCTTTTTGTCGGTTACTTTATTAGCCGCGCCAGACTTAACAGCGGCTAACATTGCGGCGACGCCTGCTCGATTCTTCATGGCGGCACCCATGAGCGCCCCCCAGTTCATCATCATGTTATGAAGGACATCGTTTATAGGCACTTCACTACCGCGCAATCTACGAATTACATTTTTGATGTTTACAAAGTCATGCGCCGCTGTTGGGCCACGTACACCTTTCTTATCTTGAAACTCCCTATAGAATGGTATGTAGAAGTCTGTCTGAAGTTCTTCACGACTCCCTTTCCCTAAGACACCCGCTTCTTCAGCCATATCTAAAACAGACTTCTGGAACCTTGATATCTTCAGCATTGTCTCTGCAAAAACCAAAGACCTTGACCGACCATTTATTGTTGGTGTGTCGGGGTCAACCTTGGCCAACCCCGCCTCAATCTCATCTTTAGTGAAGTAGTTCTCTCTACCCTTGGGGAATTCCGTAGTAGGCTCCGCTAATTTTTTTGCGCGGTGTGCAACCATCCACTCAAAGAAGTCGTTGGCATTCCCATCGAGGTCTTTAAGTACGTCAAGCAAGCCACGCCCTTTCTCATCAACCGTATACCAATCGAATTTCCCATTCCTGTATACCGTTCTAGGTGCACCATAATGGAGCATGGCGTGCATCATCCCATGACCACTTTCAGACAGATGCATCATCTGCCAAGCGCGTGTGGCATCTTCCCCACCCATCGCTTTTATAGGTCTGAAGGCATCAACCGCACCCTGTACAGCCTTCAAGGCAATTCTGTGACGGGCTTCACCGATCCACTCAGCGACACTCTTTCTAGGAGTAGCCGCAAGTTTCCCTCTTAAAGTGACGGCGGGGTCATCTGGTTCTATAGAAAACAGTGGGCCATCATCTCGGAGAATATGAAGGCTATCCAATTCCTCAATCTCTTCTACAGATTGCAGACGGCGAAGGTCTACTGGCCTCTTCTTGCCTAGCACTTCTTTGTACTGCCTATAGGAGAAGCGCTTGAGGTTAGCCTTTGATATACCTACAACACCATCACCGAAGCCATGTTCAAACTGGAACTGGAGACCATTCATGCCTTCCAGTTTTCCTTCAGACAATAACTTAACGGCGGCGTCTATCTCTGTAAGGTCAACAACATCCTGTTCGTGCCCCTTGTTGAAGGATATAAAGGGGAATGCGCTTGCGGCGGCGAATACATCTTTCGGGTGATTGGACATGCGAACAACCAATTCTGTTCCCGTCTTGGTATTTCTAAAAATGACATACCGTGACTCGATGGTTGCGCCTTGAGAGACAACCGGGAAATGGACATCTACATTTTTGTATTTCTTCTTGAAAGCGTTTTCCGAGACCTTCAGCATCCCATCCATATTGCGGCGTAGGCGGCGTTCCTCGCTTCTAGGGATGTCCCTATTTGTAGAACTAGCGATCTCGTATATGCGGTGTCTGTCAGTGACTGCCCTAATCGGTTGGTCATACTCTGGGAAAGCCCCCATCGCATTCCTGTGCCAACCAAACCGAGCATCACCCGGCTCAATGAGCATATGTCTGGGAAGTTTCCCTGCCATTGCCCGTCGAAGAGAACCTTGGATTACATAGCCGATCTCTTGTGATGTGAGTTCCCTTTGAGGAAGGCTAGTTCCAAATACCCGATTAAGGAAGATTCGGAATTGTCGCCACAGACTCTCTCTAAGAGATAAGGTGGTATCGCTCGTGTCATCTGCGATATGCGCTAATACTTCTTCGGCAAATATTTCGGAGTTGGGATCAAGACGGCGACCATAATTTTTCTTAACACGATCAAACCAAGGCTTGAAGGTTGTTTCTCTACCCTCAATAAGGTCTGCCATAAGTTGCGCGTAGCCCCTATTACCAAGCATACGCTTTAAGCCATAATGCGCGCCGACCTCATGCAGTAATATCTTTGATGCGTTCCCCTCATGGACGCGATCTGCAATGATGTATGCAGTGTTTGTCTTGGGATCGAATAGCGCCCTTGCCCTTCTAACAGCATCTGCATCCGTTATAAGTCCCGGTGGAACATCTTCAACGGACTGGACAATTTTGAGGATGCCTTGCGCTTCAAGTGACGAAATTCCTTTCCCACCAAAGCGCTTGGCTAAAGCCTTGCGTACCGCCCCAACAGAAAGCCCGCGTATAGCGGGCTTGTCTACAGGAAGGAGACTCTCTACTGGGAGTCTTTTATTCTTATCAGGACTTAACCTTTCGCGGTATTTTTTGACCCACTTGGCTTGCCTTTTTTCAAACTCTTGTTGGAGTTCGTTGGCTTTCCTGATAGCGGAATCGAGATTATCGAGCCGCCTTGCAGATGCTTCGGCCTTTGTTTGAAGAGTTCGGACATCTCTTCTGCTGAGATTATTGCCATCTTTTATTGCCTCAAATTTGCGTACATCTTGACGGAGTTTATTTCTGAAGCGAGAAATGATTTTACCATAGTCAACCGCCTCAATGTAATCCCCAGAGAAAACAGTTGGCCCCACTTTAACCTTGCTACCAAACGCCTTGACTGCCTCTGTATCGATAGTTTCAGCATCAAGAGACACTGGGCCATCGTCTGTAAAGTCTGGCGTAACGTGCAACATATACCCGTTAGGCCAACGCTCAATTATTACTTCATGCCCATCTGGCAACGCAGAGGAAAAATTCTCAAACAGCCTACCAGTTGCCCCTAGATTGTCAGTGGTCTCGACAAAAACGGAATGTGTATCAACCCCTTCCGCTTTCCCCTTATCTTGGAAGTTGCTATGCGCCATCGCGGCCTGCTTCCAAGCGCGGCCAATAACAGCCATAGCGACCCTAATATCCTCATCCGACATATTCTCTGGCATTGGGACTCTGACGTTAGGGCTTACCTCGCCCTCATATGTCCCCGCCACATCAAATGGAGATTCTGATGTGGGCGCTTGCAACCTTGTTAGGGTGGTCTTCTTCCCGGTAATTGCCGAAACAAGTTCGTTGAATGGATTCGCTACACTCCTGCTAGAGGCGTACAACACGCTAGTGAATGTTTCCAGAAACTCTCTCGCCGCTACTGGATTATCCTTGAACGCCTCCTGTGCTAATGCCTTTGCTTCGGCCTGAACTTCGGAGAACGGAGACCCGATCTCTATAGTCAGTTTTTGTTTGCTTCTATAACGATCTAGCGTTCCAGATAAGGCAGACGGAATTTCTCCCCCACTAAAATCATCTTCAGTAAGGAAGTCGTTTCTTATAATCCCGGCGTCTTTAAGTATCGGTATAACCCCACGACGCTTCCCTTTCTCTTCTGACTGAAGGGCTGAAAGATAATCATCTGTCTGCCCTCTGGTCGAATCGGTCTTATCACTAATAGCCCTCTCTTCTACCCAACCAAGCGCCTGCAACTGCCATGTTTCAAAAAGTTCGGCACCGGGCGGTAATTGTGCGTTGAGAGTGTCACGCAGATTGATATAGAAGCGACTTAATGTCTCATAGAGGATTGGATTTTGAGCGATGGCATCGCCAGTTACTCCAAATGAACTTGCCACTTGTCTATCGTTAGTTGAAAGCGGTGGCGTGTTTTCCAGACCTAATACGTACTGCATCGTCGCGGCAAATGATCCGGTCTTGAGACCAGATAAAGTCCCATACTGCAAAGCCTCTCGGACGTTCTGCGGTATAGTTAAATCCATATCGATAGGGTTGCCTGACATATACTGAGAGAACACCCCAACAGCCCTTTTCATGTTCACGATAGGGTTCGCTTGTGGCGAGGTTGCAGACACAATCGCTATAAAGCGCTTCAAGTCATCCTTGGAAACATCAAGGAGTTCTTCAAAAGATTCAGCCGACACCTCGTACCAATAACGCGCACGATTGGGTAATCTAAGAGCGGCATCCCAAAAAGCCGCATCCTTGGGGGCCATCTTTAGTTTGGCAATTATTTGACGGGCGGCTTCACTGTTTGATGTTCCATCAACAGAATCCTCCCACACCTTATTTAGGTCTTCCTGTGTTACCCCAAGAATCCCCTGACCTTCTTGCTCAAGATTTAGACCAAGGAAAGAGTTTCCATCAACGGTTGTACGCTTTCCTGTAGATGCCCTAGCCGTCCTCTCAGATGCCGGAATGGTTTTTTCCAAGTCCTCTAGGTGGCGGGTTGTCTTATCTTCAGTGCTTTTCCCTTCACCGGCACGCCGTGACTTTCTTTTACCCAAAGAAGGTGATTCAGTGTCATCCAAAGAAAAGGCAGGGGAGGACTGCTCAACCTCTGCCTCTGACAATACCCGCAACTCATTAGCAAGAAACCATGTCCCACCCTGTCTCTCAGGACGCTCCATTGGGGTAATTCCGCGCAACTCAACCTGTCGCCAAACCCGAAATTGACCACTGGTCTTTCCTTCTTTCAGATGGGGAGCCTTTGGGACAGCAGTAGCGTGCCATTGGGGTCTAAATGCGAACCCTTTCGTGGGATGCTCTTCGGCGGGAAGCCACTCACCAATAGCAACTCTTTGTCGTCTATTTATAAACAACGGGCCTAGACTTCCATCTTTCCGCTGATTAAACAACTTCCAACCCCTCACTACTTCTTCACCACCCTCTTCTGGCGCTAAAGAAAAAGACGCCCCAGAGGCGTCTTCGATTACTACCGTATGCTCAAGATCGGCTTCTGTTTCTTCCGGCGGCGCTCTAGCCTCTGGCCTTAATTGAGCAGTCTCGGTTGCACCTACTTCTTCTGCGATATCGAGGTAAGCGCCTCTCCGATCATCAAGGTATGGGAGTAAATCGGCGAATCCGGCTTTGCGAATTTGCTCCCTGATGCTTGCTCCAGAAGGGTCTGCACTCCAGTCGTGGGAGAAGGTTTGCGAGTGCGCTGTGAAGAGTTCTGATTTTTTGATGTCATTTCGTTTTGCCCTAAGTCTACCCAAGCGTCTGGCTAATTGCAGATTACTTAAACTATCGCTACTAATTACAACCTCATTACCGCCAATTCTTGTATATGTAACATCAGCCCCAAAAATGGTCTTTAATTGCCCAATAAGTTGACTCTCCCTTACATTAGATTCAACTCTCGTTTTAGCGTTGTAAGTAATTAAAGGATTATTAAATTGAATATTTATACCAAGGCTTACACCATCAGCGTTAATATCTAACGTGTTGTCTGGACGCAACCATGCAATAGATGGGCGCATGAATATGTATTGCGTAGCAAGCGCATAAACATCTGCAATATTGGCGTTGTCTGCTTTGGATGACAGGGTAAGGATTGTTGCAGGGTCACGTCTTGCTCCCTGCGCTACTGAGCCGGATTTGCCCTGCACAAAAACCCCGGCGATCTTTTGGAGTAGGCCATCTTTGCCTGTCTTCGTGCGAATGACAGACTCTGCCCTTTTTTGGAATCTTCTTCTACCAGATCGCTTGAATATACTCATCAGCGATTCAAGCGGCCCAACTGAGGCTGTGTCTACAACAGTTGCCCTACCCTTTAGGGGGGCTGATGGGCGCTTCAGTTGCGATAATGCCTCTTCTTCTCGTAATTCTTTTACGTGGCGATTGAAAGCGGCTTTATCAGCCTTAGACCAAGTGCTAATAGCGTTGGTTTCTGCAACAAAGGCTCCCAACCCTTCTGCGTCTACCGTTGTACGTCCATCCTTTCTAGTAACAAGGGCGCTCTCGACATGATCAATAGCGCTCTGAACATTGGCCTTTGGCGCTTTCCTACCACGAACCTTTTGCGCCTCTTGCTGTAATGACTGCCTTACTTTTACGGTAGATGGCGGCGTTGTAGCCGACTGCTCTTCTCTTATCCAGAGAAGGTAATCGTCAACGGTACTCTGGCCAACTTCGCTATTCCCTGTATTGGAAACACGAAGAGCCTTGCCATCCTTCTCTATCGGAACGATGTGTACGCCATCTTTCCTCTTTGTGATCTTGTATCCAGTAGGCGCAAGCACAGCATTAACTGTAGCCGTTCTTGAGGGATTGGCTAACGCCTTTCTGTAGTTACTCAGCGCTCCGGCAAGTGGAACGCGCTTTTTTCTTTGCCCTGCGTATAGTGGCACCTTAACGCGGTCAACCGCCGCTTGAAGGTCTGCTACCGTTGCGTATTTATCTGGGTCTTTAGTTGACCCAAGTTTCCTTTGCGCCCTTTTAGTGGCCTCACGAGCGTCTGCCTTAACATCTGTAGCAGATCGTCCTGTCGCCTGCGCTTCTAGTTCACCGATCTCTGCCTCACGCTCAAGCGCAAGGTTTTGCTCCTCCCTCTCTAACTGAGTTGCTGTTGCATCAAGTTGTTCAGCGAAGGGTATTGCTGTGGTATCTACTGTGGGGGTGTCTAATTTGGCGCGAACATTTTTTGCACGTCCAGTTGGTTTCCCGTCAATAGACAGGTATATCCTTTCTAGGCCGTCTTTGATGTGCTTGGAATCAACCCGCACGTCTACATATTCAGCAACAGTTCCATCTGAACCAACTTGTGTTTTAACTTCCCCAGACAAAGTAACTTCTTCTTCTGTCGGCTCGCCCTCTGTTGCGCGGCTTTTTTCCCTTACAACTTCAAACTCAATCGTGGAGCCTTCTCTAGGAGCAGATGACGCCAGAGAATGAATCGATATATTTTCCTTAGACGCAAGCAGTTCCATCTTAGCCCAGTCGCCACGCATAATGACGCTAGAAGTTGGAACTTTAAGGAGAACAACGTCCTGACCCTCTTTACTGGCGACAGAATCCCTGTTTAACGAGCCAAGAACCACATGATCTAATTGGCCACCTGATCTCAGAATGGCTTGATCTTCTTTCGATAAAGCCGCCCAGACAGGGGCACCCTCTGGGAAAAATTCATTAAGTCCGGCCTGTAAAGCCGCCGTATGCTCCCTCAGACCCGGTATTCCTTCGATTTGAGGTAGAAGGGCTTCTCTGGTCTGATCGCTTTCTGCTCCACCTGATCCCTCAGAAGCAATAACACGCTCCCAAGCATCTATATCAGGGGAGGTCTCACCAACCGCTTCAGAAACCCCTGCCGCCCTTCGGGCTAGGTCAGCATTAATCACTGACGGCTCAACGCCACTGTCGGTTCCTTCGGCAACAGCGGTGGCACGATGACGCGCCGCTTCCCTAGTAGCCTCGTTATACCGACCCTTCGTCTTCTCAAGCGCTTTAACGACTCCAGTCTGAACCGCAGACTGAGTCACACTGCCAAGCATTTCAGAGGCAATGTCTTCAAATGAGGTTTCACCAAATGCGGCTAGTCCACCAAAAGCCTCGCCAGTACCTTCACCTATTGTCTCAATACCGAAAGCGGCGGCGGTTTGTCTGAGCGGAGTCTTCTTGGCTGTTGTCTTTGCATAATTCTCAAAAGCCTTAACAACAACAACATCACCCGCATCGTGAAGCCTTTTTACCTCGACCCAATCTGCCCCCTTTTTTAGATCAAGACCTTTCTTTGTTAACTCTTTATTGAGGTTGCGACCCGCCGAGGTGAAGGGCATTTTTGACAGGCCCATAAAGAGCGCGTCGGTTATACCGATCACAATACCTTTCGTTAAACCCTTCTTGTAAAGGTCTCTTACTATCTCGGGATCAGTTAGCGCCCTGTAGACAGCCCGTTCATTGGTGGTATTTACCCCCCTTTTATGAAGCGCTTCTATAACGGCGGCACCAGTTTCAACAGTACCACCCGCCAAACCCGCGCCTACTCGTGCGCCCATTCCCGCACCCGCAATAGAGCCGGGGCCAGACCAAGCAGTCGCGACGCCACCGATTATCGCGCCAGAAAACATACCACCAACAGTTGCTACCGTATTACCAACTTGCCCCGCGCCAAATTCAGCAACACC